TAATAATAATACCACCTGATAATTCTTTTAATATAGAATATTTAAAACCATACATACCATCCAAAAAGAATGGTACCTGTTTAATACCGATTCTCATAAAATAAAATAATACTGCAATGATTCCAAAAATACATCCAATTTCTAAGACCAACATAAGAAATGATTTCTTTTTAGGATCTTCTTTAGATATAATTTTCTCTAAAAAGACAGATAATCCTGTTCCAAATATAAAATATAAAAGAGATACAAAAAAAATAGATAATATTTTTACTATATAAAATCCAAGCATCTACTATACTGTACATTTACTCTTTTGACTCAACCTTTTCAATCGTAGATTTACGCTGAAGTGCCAAATCGCCCTGTGAACTAAACATATCGCTAAATGCAGCCGATGCTGTCAAGGCTGATCCTGGTGCAGTAGGTTTAGCACCTTTGGTCCGCTCCTCAAAGAACTTCTCACGAGAATCCTCATTTTCCTTGTACTTCTTCATCAGTGTATTCAACTGATCATTGTTATACTCCTGATCTTTGACCTCATTCGGGCTTGGATCCCACGGCGTCCATTTACCAACCTCACCCATAAAAATATTATGATACTTATCTTTCGTCTGAAGTTTCTTTGCTTTCAACTCTGCTTCTTTCGTATTGCCATATACACCCCGAATCTTTACACCACGCATGGAAGTACGAAACTCATTTAATTCATAAAATTCTTCTTCCAACTTCAATTTATGTTTAAACATAAATTCATCATATGCCTCTGAAATGGTCGTCTTTGTAATAGAATCCTGATTAGTTTTAACAAATTCTGTATAATTCGTTAGAATTGACTGAACCGATAAACGATTTTTACGGCAAATGGCAGCCGCATCAAGTTGATCAGCTTTCTCTAGCACACTTGCTTTTTCATCCAGTTCATCATTTACATGTTTTACAGTATCAATTAGAAATTTCTCCAAATTCTTAACCTTCCAATCAACTTCATAGGATTCTACAAACTTTTTGAAGAAAAATACTTCTTTTTTATCCAGCACTTTCTCCGGACTAAGAAAACTCAATAACACGTATTTCTGGCCAGGGATCTCCGTGTCTTCATCCAAAAAGTCTTCTACTACGTTTGATGATTGTGCCATCTTCTACAGCATTTTGTTTGGTATGCTTTAAACTGATTTAGGGATTCAAACGAGTTATTTTCTTAGGATCAAATATAGAAATGATGGGCTACGGATTCGCTGAAATTGTTAACCGCGTTATTAAATATTTGATTGAGGGTCTCGTTATTGCCGCCGCCGCTATCTTTATTCCCAAGCGTGCTCTCCCCTTTGATGAGGTAGCTACCCTCGCCGTCCTCGCCGCTGTCGTATTCGCTGTCCTGGATGCCGTCAGCCCCAGCATGGGTGTTACTAGTAGACAAGGCGCCTCTCTCGGATTGGGCTTCAAACTCGTTGGCTTCCCCATGTAAATTCTACATTTAAATTCACCCATTTGTAAATGATTATTTTTCATAATGTAACGTTCTAAAAACTAATCATAGTACCCCTCCTGCCTCATTTCTTAAATTTCAGGGTTTTTCAGAGGATTCTTCATTTTGCAATTTTCAATTCCAATACAATGGTTTCCATATATATCCTGACTTGATATGAAAACACATGTAGGTGGTTGATCTTGTAGTAATGCAATCTCTTCTTGTATAACTGTCTTCCAATCATATTTATCATACCATACATCTAACTGTGAAATATGAATAATAGAATATCCTTGTTCCATACATTTTTGAATCTTTTCTTTATCTTTTGTCTGGACATTTTCAGGCGTATCCCAGTTGGAAATTTGTATAAAATGTTGTTCTCCATCTAATTCAATTAATACTTTATTAATACCAAAATCAAATGGCATAATATGTCCTGTTTTAGAAAATTTGCACCATTCAAAGCGTAGTTGTTTCTTGCATTCTGGATACTTGGAAAGAAATTCTAATATTTTTGCTTCCGATTTATTCTTGCAATAGGGACACCAATATCCAGTAAGAATATTATATACTTTTGCATCAAATTCTGATGCACATTTATCACAATTAAAGATAGCACGTTGTTCAGAACCTTTAAAGACTTCATGTGGTTGTTTTGTATTTTTAGAACTCCAGCAATTTACTTTTGGATGAGATGCAAATGATTTGTTAAAACAAGTGTCGCATTCTTGATCACATAACTTTTGATTTGAACAATATGCACATGATCCTCCACGATTATAATAATGTGTGACGAATGTTTGATATTCATGCTTACATACTAAACAATCAAATATCATTTTTTTATTGGATTGTAAGAAAACCTGACGCGGTTGCAAATCATTTTTACTTGACCATGCCTCTGACATAATATGAGATGCACATGACTTTTCAAAACAATATTTACATTCATCTTCACATAATCGTTGATTACTGCAATAAGGACAGTATGTCTCTTTTTTAATTGTATATAGTACAGTCTGAAAAGAATGATTGCAAGTAGTACAATCAAACCAGAATTTTCGTTCAGAACCCTTGCATGCCATTCGCGCAGATATTTCATTTTTAGTAGACCATTGTGAAGCCATTGGTTGAGATGCAAATGATTTTGCATAACAGAATAGACAATCTTCTGCATCACATAATTTATCTTTATTGCAATAAGAACACCATCCTCCTGAATTAACATTATTTAGTGTTAATGTTAATTCATGACCGCATTCCTCACAATCAAATATAAACTTTTTATTACTCTGTAAATGAACTTCTTCAGGTCTCTTTACATTTTTATTGCTCCAAAACGCAGCTTTTGGATGAGAAGCAAATGATCGCTTATTACATATATCGCACGCACCACATAGCTTCTTTGAACTTGGAGAGCACATTATATTAAGTTCGGAGAGATTTGTTTAGGCTTTGGTCTTAAACTTATAGAAATAGAAGTATCAATTTTATTCATAATGTAATCTAGCTCTTCAAAAATGAACAGAGTTGCCAGCGATTAATCATTCTATTTCGTTGTATTTCCATTTCTTTTTCAAACTGATTATCAATATCAAGATATTTATTATTAATAGTAATATACATTTCTGTTATATACTGACGTTCCTGTTCTAATTTGTGTAGCGTATCTTTTAATATAATACTCTGTTTTGTTTGCAGTTGTAGCTGTACATTCATGATTTGATTCATAATATCTTTTAATTGATTCACGAGCATAATTTCTTCAAACTGTATTTTCTTTACTTCTGAAAATACATTAATCGTATTTAATCGCGGATAGTTATGACGAATATCTTCAGGTAAAACAAATTGATTTGTCTCTTTGATTTCACGAACATCATTCTGTGTTTCATTAATTAGATTTTCCAATTCTTTTGATGCTCCCTTAATAAATAAAATCTTACCTGAATTGAATTCTAACTTGGATTGAATTCTATCAAATTTATATGCAGATACACGATGTGCTTCTGCCTTTGCATCTAGTTTTAAATAATTAATCAAATTGAGAAAGAAAAAATTAAGGGCATTTAATGAACTTACAATGAGTGCTCCATATTGATATTCTTTCAATGCAATACTAATAACAGAACATATTGCAGTAATACAGATAGTAGGAAGCATTAAATAACTAAGACGTTGCTCACATAATGTTTTTGCCTCAATATAAAGAATTTTCTGACCTTTTAAATACATTGCAATAATATCACAAATCATAGAATCGTTGCATTCATTCTTACTGTAATTTCCAGTTAATATTGTATCCATTGTTTTATATGTAAGTAAAGATGGTAGATTTGGAGGAATAGGTTCTTTAAGAGATAAAGGCATCACTGGTTCTTCTGGAGGTAATGAACTATTTCTTGGCAGATTTGGAGGAATAGGTTCCTTAAGAGATAAAGGCATCACTGGTTCTTCTGGAGGTAATGAACTATTTCTTGGCAGATTTGGAGGAATAGGTTCCTTAAGAGATAAAGGCATCACTGGTTCTTCTGGAGGTAATGAACTATTTCTTGGCAGATTTGTAGGTATATTCTCCGATTCTGGATTAACTATAATATTGAGCTCGCTCATTTATAAACTATAGTAGAGTAGGTTTAGATGGGAAATATAAATCCTTCTTATGCAGCAGTTCATGCATATGATCCTAATGCGTATATTGTAAATAAGTCATTAGAACAAAAAGTACTTGAACTTGAAAAATATGAACGTGATGTGAAAGAATATAATCAAGCATTAAAAGCGTATAAAGAAAGGCATCCCGAATGTAATAAACCATTTATTACATTAGATACGCATACAATACCAGCTATTGCAAGTATACAAGAAAAAAATAAAGCCGAATTAATTGCAAAACAGTTTGGACTCTAACTCGTGATTCTAACTTGTGATTCTAACTCATGATTCTAACCACTCGTCCGAATGTAATGCCATCCCTGATCCTGACAGATTAACTTCCATGTTTTATCTTGCATATAGAGTTTATCACGGTTTTTCAAAAGAGGAAAGCATGCTAAATATTCATCCATTTCCAGAAGTTCACAGAATTTATACAAAACATAACTGTAAGATAAGAAATTACGACGACCTTTAGGACAATGCTTCTTAAAAGATGGTTGAATTTCACGAAACATATGACGTAATTTCTCTTCATTTTCACGTGACATAAATGGAGCATTTTGACCATTAAGACGATTAATAATATGAGGGATATGTTCATAATATTTAGAGCATTTCATTTTACGCAGAATCTCACGGAGTTTTGTGGGTTTAAGCGTACTCATATTTGTAATCTGTTCGCGTTTCAATTGAAATAAAATAGCATCATAAATATCTTCAGGGATTTCTGTACTCTCTTTTGCTTGAAATTGAGCCAACCATTCATTAAAATGATTGATTTTCTTATATGCATAATAACATACTTCACGAGGAGGATCTTTATAGGATGGTTTATCTGTATCTACTAAGAGTGCTTCTTGATGACCACATTTTGAACAGGTTATATGTGCTTCGTTTAAACAGATAATCATTTCTGCACAACATTTATCACAGATTGTCCATGAATCCTCGTAATCATCAATCGTATTCCGAACCATACTTGGATCTTCTAATTGCAGATACTCATTAAGCAATTGATTTCTCTGAAGTGTTTTTTGAACGGGTTTCACATCTGTTTTGTTTCCTTCTTCTTGAGCAACTTCTTCTAAAATTGCTAAAATGGATCCTGGTTTTGCTTTATTGGAGGTCTGTGCATAATTTCCTTGTTGAATTTGATCTTGAATATCATAATAATTGTATAAAATTGTTCCAGTGCGAAGATAATAGTCCATCATATCTGAATCATCATCTACCGATTTTATTTTCTTTTCAAGTATTTCTGCATCACGTTCTAATCTCCATAGTTCTGTCGTGGAAGTGGTTTCTGATATTTTTTGACGGAGTACGGCTAATTCTGTTTTTAAGATGTCAATGTTCTTCTTTTCTTCTACCATATGCTGAACATGTTGACTATGAATGGCATCTAATGTTGTTCGTGCTTCTGGATTACTTCGCTTTGAATTTTTTACTTTAAAGAAGACACTCATCTAGTAAAGAGGTAGAGATTTGTTTTAAATTATATTTGTGCGTATAAAATAGAAATGGCTGCTCCTGGTCCTAATAATAATGGTCCTCCTACTCTTTCTTTAAGTAAAGCAAATGCTTTTGTTGGACCATCACATGCTCCTCCATTATCTAATAATAGAAAAGTGAATATAATGAGAAGTGTAAGTCAATTTCCGATAGGACAGTATAATCCATCTGCTCCTGTTAGCACTGCATCTCTTTGGTCACAGCCTGCAACTGAAGCAGCAGCACCAGTTAGAAATTATGGAAAGAATAATAATCGTATGAATAATTCAAATAAAGGCGGTGATCGCAAACGCACACGCCGAGCCAAACGTTCTCGTAGAACTCGCCGACATCGCAAACATTAAATACTTTATATAAAGTAGATTTATATCTATATTATAGAATGAGTAAACATACATTTGAAAACATGTCAAAAGGTTCTTTTATGCCACCCTATTTAACTCATAGTTATAAAAATAGAACAGTTAATCAACAGAAAAAATATAATAATTATATAAACAAAATGAAAAAACCACTAAGTTTGCCTTGGGCTATTACAAGAAAACAAACTCCAAGAGAATTAAATATACTTAGAAAACTTCATGCTGTTAATTCTGAAGAATTTAAAAAGTTATCAGCAGAATATTTTAATATAATAAATAAAGAAAAAAAACAATATGAGGAAAATCAAAAAGTACATAAAGCAAATAAATCAAATAATTCTAACAATAATTCTAACAATAATAACACTAGAAAGGCTAAACGACGTAAATCATCTCATCCCTAAAATGCCAACACCTTCCCAAAATACATCCATAATACAACACCGAATACTGCTTTGGACATAATATCCAATATATTATAAGCAATATTCTTCTCCTCTTCTTTTAACATATATGCAATTCCATATCCCGTCCAGATCACTGCAAAAATAATAAATACAGCAAGAGAACATCCTTTTGGTATGATATACATATACATATACAACAGCATGGCTGCATAAAAGAAAAATCCTAGTAAAAGACCTTTCATAGAAGAAATTATTTTAGATTCACCCAGGTATCCAAATAACAACATGAGCCAATTTAGGATAACAATAATAATATAACATTTGTAATCTACAGAGTTTAATTTTGTATTATAAAATAATACAACTGCTAATAAAATAAGTGGCGTAGTAATCATCCAATCCATATAACGCATTGGTATAATTTCACTTAATTTGAAATTGGGCTGTTTCATTTTATCCAAAAATGTTCCATATACAATGCCTGCAACAAGTGATACTGCTGTTTCAATATTCATAATATGACGTGTATTGATACATGGTGTACGGAGAGCTTCAATTAATGTAATCGCAGTATATCCAAAAAGAACAATATAGGTTGTCATAAAACTATTGTTCAGAAGAGTGCCATATTTCAATACGGGTTTAGAATCTGGAGACATTCTATTTATGTATTTATAATTTTTCAAACATAGAAAACATTTCTAATCCTTCTTTGAATAATTTAATATCTCCTAGAATCTTTTTTGCAAGTGCCTTTGTATTCTTTTTACTGTATAATGAAAATGACCACAGACTTTCATTATATTTTTTCCATTGTTGATATTGTTTATGATCCGAACAAATTGATACATAAATACTATACAATTCTTGCTTGTATTCTCTGTGCGTTTCTTTTGTTTCTGCATCAAAAATAAGTTTCATCCATTTTACAAAGCGATCCATCTGTAATAAATCTAGCTCACGCTCATCATCTGTTTCATGCCGAATAATAGTTGGTTGCTGTACAGGTTTATAGGAGTATGCACTTGTAATCACAGATGATATAATGGGTCCCAGATTGGTTGCAATAAAATGTGTTGCTACTTGAACAGGGATTGACATTTCTTATAGCAATAGATTTTATATTGATATACAATTATCCATAAAAGAGATATAGTGTTGTTAAAATATCTTCTGGCTCTTCTCGGCATTCCTCTAGCTTCGTAATTAATATTTCAATTCTTCTTGACATTTCTTCGGTATTGATTTTTATCATTCCTGTGGGAGTATATCCAAAAGGTGATATATGCTTTATAGATTGTTCTGTGTATCCATCTGGATTAAAACGTAGGAAGATAACTTTTCGGAACCCTAAATCCTCATATAATGAAATCATTCGTTTCTGTTCACATGCATAATTGGCATGTCTGTTTTCATCTACTTCAATAATAAGACAATGTGATCCAAAATCAATAAAGAGATCAGGACGTTTTTTAGAACAACCTCCTTCAATTGTTTTATCAAATGCCATAGTCAATGTATCTTTATAGTGTGCTTTCAATGCGTCCATAACATAATGTTCTTTTAGTTTGAATTGTCGTGGGATTTTGACGTCTGGATTCAATACACAGTAGCAACGGAAACAATAGGGTTTCCAACGGGATCCAATAATGGATACATGGTTACAATGTTGACATCCACTTTCTGGAGTGCATATGATGCATGAACTTCGTCGTTTTTTATGTTCACAAACATGAATCCCGTCACATTCAACACATTGATTTTTAAGTTTTTTGTGCTCACAAATATTATTTGAATCACATTTTACACAACAATATTTACTATTGCCATGTGAGCATATCTCCGTACCCTGACAATCTGCACATCTGCTTTTTCGTTTTTTATGCTCACAAATGCATTCACTTTCAGCACATTCAGTGCAATGATCTTTACGTTTCTTGTGAATACATAGATCAGCCCCACCACATTCTGCACATCTACCTTTAATTTGCTTGTGAATGCAAATAGATCCTCCATTGCATTCAATACACCGTGATCTACGTTTAGAGTGGGGACAAATTGAAGCCCCTTTGCATTCTACACATCTACTTTTATGCTTTTTATGAATACATATTCCTGAACTACCGCATTCCACACACATTGATTTGATTTTCTTATGAATACATACTCCAGTGCCGCAATCTACACATTGACAAGCCTGTCGCCCATGTTCGCACTTTTTACGAGTGTATTTTGGCTTTTCTATCTGAACTTCTGCTGCCATTGTAATAGTAATATACTATATAAAATATAATTTTATATGTTGTTTTAATTCTCAATATAGATTGTATATAATCAATTTTTAAACACTCCGACACATTTTTTGAATTTATTTTAAAAATGTGTTTTCCCAGAATTTTTTTCTCTATACAAGGTATAATTATCGATGACAGGAGGCGGATTAATGCAGCTAGTAGCCTATGGCGCACAGGATGTTTACCTCACTGGTAACCCTCAAATTACTTTTTTTAAGGTTGTCTACCGCAGACACACCAACTTTGCCATGGAGTCCATTGAGAACCCCTTCAATGGTGCTCCCAACTTCGGCAAGAAGGTCACCTGCACGATCCAGCGTAACGGTGATTTGATCCACCGCATGTACCTCCAGGCTACTCTGCCTCAGGTATCTCTGCAGCCCTCTGATGGCTCAGGTGCTCAGTTCCGTTGGCTCAACTGGATCGGTCACAACATCATTGAGTACGTTGAGATTGAAATCGGTGGCCAGCGCATTGACAAGCACTATGGTGATTGGCTCCACATTTGGAACGAGCTCACCCAGGAGCCTGGCAAGCAGGCTGGTTATGCCAAGATGGTCGGCAACGTCCCTGAGCTTACCAACTTGCTCTACCAGGGCGGCTCATCATGCGACAATGATTGCTATGGCGGCGAGCCCCTCACGTCTGAGGTTGTCACCTCATGCGCCCCCATGTACACCTTGTACATCCCCCTCCAGTTCTGGTTCTGCCGCAACCCTGGTCTGGCTCTCCCCTTGATTGCCCTCCAGTACCACGAGGTCCGCATCAACCTTGAGTTCAACTCATTGAACAACTTGTGCTGGGACTACTCCAACTCCGCTGACCCCCACGCTATTCGTAACCGTGTAGGCCAGTGCGGTTTGGCTGCTGCCTCCCTCTACGTAGATTACATCTACCTGGACACGGATGAGCGCCGCAAGTTCGCCCAGGTCTCCCACGAGTACCTCATTGATGTCCTCCAATTCACTGGTGGTGAGTCCATCACCTCCTCAGCCAACAAGCTGAAGTTGAACTTCAACCACCCTTGCAAGGAGCTCGTCTGGGTCGTTCAGCGTGATTCTTACCAGTCATGCGATGATTCCGTCATCAACCCGTGGAAGGGTCAGCAGCCCTTCAACTACTCTGACTGGTGGGACCGCTCCGTCTTGGAGTCTGGTTACTCCGTCACCCGTGTTGAAGGCATGGCTGGCAAGAACCCCACGGTTACGGCCCTCCTTCAGTTGAACGGCCATGACCGCTTCCAGGTTCGCGATGGCAACTACTTCAACTGGGTCCAGCCCTACCAGCACCACACCAACATCCCCGCTGTTGGTATTAACGTTTATTCATTTGCCCTCCAGCCTGAGCAACATCAGCCAAGTGGATCTTGCAACTTGTCCCGTATTGACAACACTACCCTGTTGTTGACGGTATCAAACAACGCCGTTGGCGCTAGCTTGTCATCCACCGTTCGCGTGTATGCAACTAACTACAACGTTCTTCGTATTATGTCTGGCATTAACATGCAGATGTACTTGTACATCTGCTCGGTTGCACTTGCAAACCGCCTGTGCCAAATAGCTAGCTGCCTCGTAAGAGGACAAACAGTATGACTAGCTAGTGGTGTTGAAAAACACTGCAAAATGACCTGGTTGCGGGAAACCCCTTACAGCCTTTGCTACTATACCTTACTTGAAAGAGTAAGGCAAATCCAGGGTAATGACCTCGGATACAGTAAAAACGCAAAGGATTGGGCAATCCGCAGACGAGTTCCTAAAGCCGCTAAAAGCACCTCATTGAGGTGTGAGATAGGCCATGGAACCGTTTCAGAGACTGCAAAGGCATTGGTATTCAATGACGATCTAATCAATCTGAGAATGCTTAAGGTACAGTCCGTCCTCCTTGGAAACATTGAGGGTAAACCACGGGGTGGTTTAAGTTATTCAAATTAATGAAAACATTGGCTGCTAAGAGTAAATCATTAAAAGATTTGCTAGTCCATCAACAATTGCAATATCGCAATGGGCAACATTATCAAATTGCGGGAAACTCTCGTGGTGACATTGACACGTCGCCTTTTGTGTGCAAACACAATCAAGTCGTAACTACCGCTCAGGAACCGAAAGGTCTGTCCTGTAGCACCAAGGGGAAACTCGTGGGTATGGTAAGAAGGTTACGAATAGAGACAATCCGCAGCCAAGTTCTAACCTGTCTTGAAAAAGACAGCATGAATGCAGTTCAGAGACTCAATGGTAATGGGCTGAGATTACAGAAATGTAACACTCGGCTTAAGATAGAGTCCGTCCCCACAGAGATGTGGTCTTCAAGAGGAATGAAACGTATCTGTTGTTATACGCGTCAGGAGAGTTTGAAGGGTTATTTGACCTGGAGAGGTTGAATAGCGGTAGGCATGCTCGCCTATTCCAACTAAACGTATTGTTTGGTTGTCTATGTTATGTATTATGTATAAAACGAAATATATTATTTAGTGATTAAAAATTGACTACTAAATATTATTTGGGGAGGGTAGAAGAAACAATGTCCGGCATCCCTGAAGTACCTCAAGGATTTACAATTATAGAGCGTCATGATGGAATTGTGCAACGAATGGGAAAAAGTGCAGGAGTAGAATCTAATTGGTATTATGATGTATTAGATCAAGAAGGAAAAGAATGTATTCTTATGTTTTGCCGACCTAGTGGATACACTATTATTGATAAGGAGACTCTTCCACAGATTCGTGAAATAAATGGTAGACTTAGTACATGGTTTATTATGCAAAATGGATATGCTTCTGCGCATATTATGACAGAAAATGGATTAAAAAATATATACTTACATCAATATCTTACTAATTATCAGGGTCATGGTGTAGGGAATGATTCTATTGATCACGTTAATCGTAATAAGTTAGATAATCGTTTAACAAATCTTAGAGTTGCAAGTCAAGCTGAGCAGAATGAAAATCGTGGTAAAATGTCAAGAAAACATAACGCAAAACCATTACCTGAAGGAATTGTACAATCTGATTTACCAAAGTTTGTTAATTATTATAAAGAAAAACGTGGTAATGGAACCCGTGAATTCTTTACTGTAGAAAAGCATCCTTTACAGAATCTGAAAGAGCAAGGTATAAAAGATGCTAAAACAGAACAACTTGTAAATAAGCGATGGGCTTCATCAAAAGCTGGAGCAGTTACCATTCAGGATAAGTTGGAACAAGCAAGAGTATATGTGGCGTTTTTAGATAGAGTGTTGGGAGAATAATATTATTTCTAAAAAGAAATACCATTTATATATTGTATCTTTGAATCATATGTATTTTTTATAATAACATTTGTTATTTCTGTTATAAATTCTTCTGTATATCCTAGTTGTCTACATAATATATGCAAATTGGTATATGTATGATCTTTGGGATCATTACCATAACTAAATAGAATAACATTATCATCATTTTGCTGAATAATTTTATTCTTATAATGTTTACTTTTATAAAATGTACGAGTTGTTACATTAATACATCCTACTTTACGTAAACTAGGATAAAAAATATTACTTCGGGTTGATTTTTTCTGATAAATTCCATCATATAGTATAATTATTGTAGGTGCTGGATTATCTTCAGTATATGGTATATGTTTTATTGTTTTGTTATCTGATGCAACATGATAGTCATAAGGCCGAAAGATCTTTCCATAAAGTGCAGTTGGTATATGTTCCATTATATATAA